ATTTCCGCTGTCCTGGCATCCTTGCGCGTGTATTCGGTGATGCCGAGAGGAAGACCGACCATGCGGCGTCACATATATTCGGCGCGCACGGGCCGGCTCGCACTGTCGGGCTTGGCGGCGAGCATCCAGCGGCAGGTTCTTGCCGCCTGCTGCACGGAAGGACCGGCGACGGTGCTGAAATCGTCCGCCATGCGTTCGGCCAACAGGGCCTTGAACCCTTCAACAAAATAGTCGGCCAGCGGAAAGGTATCGGTCAGCTTCAGATTGTTGAGGAGCACCCACTTGCCGCTATAGGCATTGTACATATTGGTGAACTGCACACCCTCCTGATTGATGACCACGACCGGCGCGCGATCAAAGGGCGGCCGAGGTTTCGAACACCGGAGAAACCCATAATTCTGCCACCAGCCGTAATCGCAGTTGGAATACATGCCCGGTGTTATGGTGGTGGGCAGCGTGATCGTGATCGTATTGAGGGCCAGCGGATCGCCGGATTCCGTCGTGATCAACTGCCCGAATTCGGTGACGAGCGTGACGTTGTCGCAGCGGATGCGGTCGAATTCTCGGGCGGTATAGTCAGCGGTCACCAGGACGTCATGAAGACGCCCCAGCGACCCCTGTCCTATCAACTCGACAAGCAGGCCTTGGAGCGCGTCCATGCCATCCGCAGCTTGCACGGAGTTTGGATCGGTCCCCGCAGCCAGGACGTGCAACTTCTTCATTGCACCCTTGATGATGTCGAGATTGGTGGCCATCTACTCGCCGGTCTGGGTCTCGGCCTCGACCGAGGCGGCAGGGCCATTCTTCTCCGCGGCAAAGGCCTGAGCCTCTTCCTTGGTCATGGTGGCCGGCGAGACAAAGCCGTTCGGGCCGGTAACGGCATAGACGCCGCGGCCCTTGTGGACGGCCTTATATCCGGTGTCGTCGGCCGGCGCGGTCTCTTCCTCGACTTCGAAGTGCGGGTTGCCCCGGAACTTGTCGAGCTGTGCGTGCGTCGCCGGAACATCGACCGGTTCATTCTTGGCGAAGGTATGGCCGAACTGCTCGATGGTATCGGGACCGCCGGCTTCACCTTTCCAGGTCACTTTGGTCATGCAGATTTCCCTTTGTCGCGGACCGTCAGGTCAGCAACGAAAAAAGCCCGGAACCGCCGGGCACGGTTTAGAAGGATCAGCCGGAAGTGGCCGGTTCCTCGATGAAGTAGGACAGGTGCAGCTCGATGGTCCCGGCCGCACCAGTCGCCGCCGCCGCGTGGGCAAGCCAGGTGATGGCCTGCTTGGCACCCGAGGTGTTCTTGTACCCCTTGCCGATGGTCGAAACGGTACCGCCGGCACGCGCCGTGGTATCGGCCGCCAGGAAAGTCTGGGCAGCTCCCGTCACACCGATATCGATGGTCAGGGTCGGGGCGCCGTTGGTGTCCATGGCGGTGGCGAACTTGGCATAACCGCCGACCACGACCGCATTGGGCGGAAGATAACCGAAGGTACCCCCGTCGTTGAGGCCGAGAGCGGCGGTGGTGGTCACGATATCGCGAAAATTCACTGAGGCCTTGGCCAAGCCAGGATCAGGAACCGGGTTCTTGTTGGCAAAACTGGGGGCATTGTAGGTCGTGGTCATTGAAGACGCCTTTCGTTCGATGGCAAACTAGCCATCTGCTTTGGAGGTTTCGGTGGAAGAAAATTGGAGGCCAATTCCTGATCGTGACGGCTACTTCGTCTCTGATCGCGGCGCTTTGCGCGGGAAGCGCGGAATATTGAAAGGGAGTACCGATAAGGACGGATACGCCGTTCTTACTCCGCAGAATCCATCACATAAGCGAACACTGAAGATTCACCGGCTTGTTTATGAAGCATTTGTCGGCCCAATTGGGGAAGACCTGTGCATCAATCACAAGAATGGGATCAAAAACGACAACAGAGTCGAAAACCTAGAAGCTGTTTCGATATCCGAAAACGTTCTGCACAGCTTCAGGGCCTTAGGCCGTCGTGGCCGCAATACGAATCCGCTGAAGGGCGAACAGCATCATCAGGCGAAATTTAGCAGTAGTGATGTGTTGACGATGCGCAGATTGTTTGCAGATGGCCGATCGATCAAGGACATTGCTTCCAGTTACGATGCAACACCTTCCTTAGTGCGCCGCATCGTTAACCGGAAACTTTGGTCTCACCTATCTTAGGTGTCGGGCGTGCTCGAAGTAAAACAAGACACAACCCCGTACTGCACGCCGGTGTAGCTGAGCTTCTTCTGCCCGCGCAGCTCCTCGATGCCCACACCAGGACGGAAACCATAGTCCTTGATGTAGTCGGTCACCGGCTTGGGCTGCTGACCCCAACCGATACCGACGGCCTGGGTGCCGCACAGGAAGTTCTGGTCCACGTTGATACCGCCATTGCCGGCGCCGACGATGGTCAGCTGATCCAGCTCCGGGACTTCGCGATAGATCACGCCGTCAAAGATCTGGTCGCCGTCCTGGAACAAGGGGTTCTTGTCCATGCCATTGCCTTCGCGGGCGCGGGCTTCGCGATTGGCCTGCTGGATCACCGAGTCGTTCTTGAGATCGCGGAACGAGTTGGTGGCGCAGAACATCACGAAGTATTCCTTGCCGCTGTCCGTCTTGTAGGGACGGATGCGCAGGTTGTTCGGGTAGCTCGTGTTGGAGGGACCCGTGGTCTTGGCCATGCGCTTGGCCAGGGAGCCAACCGCGGTGGACATCTTGTCGTTGGTGGAGTCGACATTGCCCAAGGCGGTCGCCCAGACGTTGGACGAGGCGTTGGATTTCTGGGACCCGAACAGGATGCGGTCCCCGTTCAGGGTGAGGTAGGCATTGCGCTGGGTGGCCGTGGCGGCAGCGTAGGACACCCAGCTGTCAGCCGCGCCGGAATTTGCTCCGGCGATGATGATGGAGCCGAGGGCCTGGATGATGCCGTCCCGCAGTTTCTCCGCATCCCAGGTGCGCAAGGCCGACTTGGCCGCGTCCATCAGGTTGATTTCGGTGAGATACTGCGTCGACTTGGGAACGCGGACGCCATTGCGGAGCCAGTCAACGACGATCTGGTCGTTGAAGTTCTGCAGGTCTTCCTCGTTGCCATCCAGGACCTGGGAGCCGGTGACACCCGAACCCTTAAGGCTGGCGATGACGGGGACGTTGATGGTCTTGCCGGCCTCTGTCAGCAGTTCCGTGCGGAACTGGAAGATGCTGGTGTCGGATTTGCCCATGTACGGCATGAAGCCGGATTCACGGACATACTCCGACAGGAATTTCGTCACCCAGACCTGTTTTTCTGAGGACGAAGCGAGTTGAACTTCCATTTACGTTTGGGCCTCCTATCGCCCGATGGGAAGGGCGTCAAAGGCGGCGAAGTCACCTGCAGGTACGATCGCTGGACCGCCTGCGCTGGGTGCTGACGCGAGAGAAAGCGTCGGAGCCGCCTGTGGCGCTGGTTGGGTTGGTGCAGGCGCGGCGGCCTGCGGCTGAGTGGTTGCGGGTGCGGCAGGTGCAGCGCCGGCCGGGGCCGGTACCGGAGGCGCCTTCACATACCCGCGCTTTTCGGCTTGGGCGGTGAAATAGGCGTCCTCGTCATCGCCAATGCTGTCGAGCAGCTTGGCGCGCTTCATCTGCTTGACGGCCCAGTCGATGGGGTTTTTCTGCTTCAGGTATTCGGCGGCGAAAGCCGGCGATTCCTGCGAGCGTTGCATCCCCCATTCCATGGCGGCGGTGACGGCTTCATCACCGTGTTTCTCGCGGGCTGTCAGTTCCGAGATGTCGAAGCGCGTGCCGATTGCGGTGCGGTTCGTCTGCTCGGCCAGATAGGCCGCGAGGCCATCAGGGTCGTCTTTGAACGAAGGGACGGGTTCGGGAGGCGTCTGGGTGGCTTGCTTGGCCTTCAGGGCGGCAAGTTCATCCTCGGCCTTCTTCATCCGGTCGCGCCAATCAAGGGCAACTGGGATCGGGATTGCTTCATGCGGCTTTGCCGGTTCGGGCACGGCCGGGGCTGAAGGCGCTGCAGCAGCCGCAGGGGCTGGCGCAGGGTCCGCTACCGGAGTGGCAGGAGCAGCCGCAGGCGCGGGCGCCGATGCAGCGGGAGCGGGATTTGGGTCCGTTACCGGCGCCGAAGGCGCAGGCGTTGAACCAAGACCTTCAGTGATAGCACTTCCGATTTCGTCGTTTTCCATGATGTGGGGTTTCCTTCGCTCCCTGTGACCGCGGGACACGGCAAAGCCCGATCACCGCCGGCTGCGCGGAAAAGCCCGAATTACAACGGCTGCTTGTCCCTCATTGACCGAAGAGGAGGCGGCTACGCCCGTTGCCCACGGCGGCTGGGTGCATTAAGATTTCGGCCGCTCGAAGCAGGCGATTTCCCATGCAAAAGCTGACGAATTTTGAGATTGGCGAGATCGAACAGCACGACGGTTGGTCTGTTGCTGCCGAAGTCCAGAAAGTGATCGATGCCCGTCTTAAGGACGCGCTCCAAGCGCGGGCCGACTGGTCAAAGAGGATTTATGACCAGTTCGTTTCGCAGGGCGCCAAGCCGGAAGAGATCAGGCTGGAGCACTATCCGAATGCCCTCATGACCAAACAGATCTGGGGCGACCAGACACACGAATTCCGATTGGAGATCAAAAATGAGAACTGATTGCCCCGTCCATAAACAGTCTTTGCCGTGCGGCATCTGCATCGAGGTAGATCAGGCCAGAGCCAAACTTGGCCTGCCACATGACCGCTTTGCCGATGTAGGCGGCGGAATCGGCCCTGGCTGCCGGATTGCCTGCCGCTGCATTCATTGCGGAAACCTGTTCGTCAGCCGCAGTCATAACCTCGCCGACGTTGAGTTTGTCTGCAAAGGCGAATGTGGCTGCACAGATTCACAGTGGACTGCGGCCGAGATTGCAAAGATGAAGGCCGCTGGCGCGGGCGCTGAACCATATGTGCTAAACCGCATCGCTGCGGTGGATAGCCCGGGCTACAAAGCCGACCAGCGGGCGCGCAATAATCGAGCCCGGAATGCGGTCGAAGCCATCGCGAAAGCTATTCCGAAATCGTAACGCCCTATGGCGCTGCCTGTGAGGGAGCGCCGCCCGGCTGCGGCGGATTTTATTTCTGGGGTTCGTATTGCAAGTGTCCGTCCAACTCTTGCAGTAGGCAAAACATCACCCGTTGGACCACGAGTTCAGGGATGGCCAGGGCTCGCATCTGCGTAGCGACCGGGCGGACCCATGCGTTCATCTGAAGCATGTGGACGACTTTCTCGGTCGGAATCGGGTTGAGATCAGCCGCCATTCGGCGCGCTCAACTGCGGCTGCGGCTGGTTCTGTGGCGACGGCAATTGCGCCGCCGGCAAATCTGCTGTGACAACGGGGAGGCCAAGAGCCTGCTCTGCGGCGGCGGCTTCCATTGCCTTGACGTGGGCCTGGAGCGCCTGGGCGACAGCCTGGACTTCGTACAGGAGGGCCTGGGCGTTCTTGTTCCTGGCCGTGGCCGTGTCGGACGCGATCTCGGCCGCTTTCCCGGCCGTCTCCATCTGCATCTTCTGCTGTGCCGCAGCCGCCTGTGCCTGCTGCTGCTGCGCCATAAATGCTTCCAGCTTCTGGATCAGCTCGCGCTTCTTGGGCAGCGACGACATTTCGATGACCAGGCTGAAGGGTACGTTCTGGGGTCCATATGCCTGCGCCAACTTGGAAAGCTCTTCGAAAATTTCCTGCTCTAGCGTGGCCGTGTCCGGAACGCTGTCGATGATGATATCGATGTCCATTTTCGCGATGTCGTTTTTGACATGCGATAGGACTGGCTGGCCCGTGTGAGGATCGATGGCCGGCTGACCTGTCTGCTGGTCGACCAGGTGCACCGGATCATTGACGCGGACATATTGGGGGGCGCCCAAGTCATCTGTGACCCGGATCCACATCGGGTCCTTCCAGAATTGGCGTGCCCTGGCCCACATCTGGCGGTAGCAGCGGAATTCCCAATCGTTAAACCGGCCCAGGACGCGAGCCAGCTCCGTCATGCCGGCTTGCTGGCGAACCTGAACGGCACGGCCGGAAGCATCGGCGCCCTGGCGCCCGAGAATGGCCGGGTTGGGTGAAAAACGTTCGATCTCGGCCTTGGCCTCGGCCAGGAGCTGCATGTTGTTGGCCACGACATCGGACCGGGCCACGATGCTCCAGCCGGGAGGAACGACACCGTCAGGCTTGGCCGCCTCTTTCCTGGCCTCATCGGCGTCCACCGGTGGCGCGCTTGAATCGGTCTGCTGAATCTGCCGGGTGCTGATCTCGTGGAGAGCTTTGGACCGGCGTTTGTTCACCTCGTCCTGCAGGGGCCGCATATCGCGGACCACGCCGACGCGATTGTTCTGCCGGTCCACATAGGACGAATAGGCCTCGATGGGATTGGTCGGGCGCTTGTCATCGTCCTGATAAGGCGATGGGCCGGATTCGAGCGGACCACCGGCAAAGAACACGTCCCGCATCCAGGTCTGGGCCTCGATGTGGTACATCTCCACCACCATCAGGCGCTTCTGGGCCCGGTCAAACCAGGGCAGCGTGACGTTCGTGTTCGGCCTATCCTCCCAGGTCATATCGAAACCGAGGCCATCGATGGAGCCGGTGGTGATGAAACCATTCAGCTTCTCGGCCATCGCGGGATAGATGGCAGCGAGCATGTCCGCATACATCCACTTCGCCACACCCATATAGCGGGCGTCCTTGAAGTCGTGCCGGCGAGACCGGGGATCGTAAAAGAACTCTTCCCAGCGGATCTGGGTGGCCATGACATTCTGACCGGAAACTTCGAAGATCGCGGCGCCCGTTCCCTCGATCAGGCCATTTTCCAGGACATCCATCTTGGTGGCCTGGAAATGGGTGGTGTCGGAGATGAAGCGCAGCGTCATGGTGGCGACGTCGGCCGCATCCAGCGGCTGATCCATCGGAGGGCCGCCGTTGCCGCCCATGACCTGCTGGCCGGGCTGAGGCGTGCCCATCTGGGGCGGCTGGCCCGGCTGCTGGGGAGCTTGGGGAGCGGGGCGCGCCGGCCGCTGCAGACCTTCCTGCGGATTACGCAGATAGGCCCGCGGATCGGTCTTGCCCATCTCCATCACGCCCAGGATGCCGTTCACCGCTCCCCGGATGCGATTGTTCTCAACTATGGGCTGCCCGCGTTCGTCCAGCTTGGCCCTCTCTCCGGGCGTGAACTGGTAGCCGTCGTAATAGTCCCGGCTGATCTCAGCGTCCTTGCGGCTGAGCTCGTTTCCAGTCCTGGCATCATCGAACATCTTTTTGAGACGGACGATGTCCACAACAGGCTTATCGGCATCATTGGCCGGCGCCGGGGCATTGGGCGTGTAAATCCCAGCCTGCGGGTCTGCTGCCGCCGCCTGCATATCCTCCGGAAATTTGGGGATGCCGGGCTCGGACATGCTCAGGCGTCGAACGCTGTTTGGAAGCGGGCAGCTTCGGTGCGCAATTCCTGGGCGAGCATGGCCTTCACGACGTCGCTCTGGGCCTCTCCATCAAGCACTTTGGCGGCAGATATCAGGATCTTGGCGATGCCGGCGCAGTCCTCACCCCGCACGAAGATGCCAGTCCAATCGTGGCCGAATTTCACGGGCCCGGTATGGATGCGCGCCGGCAGATCGTCGAAGTGCATGGTCAGCGGCATTTGGCTGGCTTCCTGGGTCATCCGGAGACCTTGCGGCTGGGAAAGCGGCCCTTGATGTGCGCCGCGAAATGGCTGCCGACAGATGGAGACGCTAACAGCGCCAGATGATCGGCCGTGGTCACGCCGTCATAGTGATAGACGCGCGGCGGCGTGCTGCCCTGGAATTCGACCGCGAGCGTGTTGGTTTTGGGATCGTGCCCGATGGCCGCGATGTTGGTCGAGCCGGCGACAGGCTTGCGGGGAATGTTGCTCATAGATCACCCATTGAGACGGCGGAAATCTGGGACTGGCGAATCCGCCGTCTCTGACGTGGGCGTCAGATGCTGCGCGTCAGCATGGCTGAAAGCTGCTGAGCATTCTCGATACGCATGGAGATTTCGTCCATCCCCGCCAGCAACGTCGCGACAGTACCATTTGGAACCGGGCGTGCGGCTGGCCCGGCGCTTCCCTTGTCCGTCGGCCGCGAACCATTCAATCGCGTTTCGGTCTCGGCCAACTGTAAAACCAGGTTGTCGAGGCTTTTCAGCGCCTCAGTCATGCGGTCCACGACCTGCTGAAGACCGGAAGTAACTCCCGTGCCTCCCAACTGGCCGGCACTGCCTCCCAACTGGCCGGCACTATTCAGCGCGTTGTTCCGCAGTTGGGCACCATACAGCGCGCTTGTTTGCGCGGCCTCGTTCATCTCGAACATGCTGCTCTCCGGTTTTTCCCGCCGGCATTATGCGGACGGGATTTGGTCAGCGGCGCGCCGCTATAGCGTCTTCCAACTCGCCCCTGTCGGCTGTTTGCGGAACATGCCCAGGTCTGGCGGATTGGGGTTGTTGATCTTCACCTTGACGATGGCCGGATGTGCCATGTCGAGCGCCCGGCCGATGTTCGCGGCGCAGTCCACATCGTCATCATTCGTGCCGGCCGGGAACCGCTTGTATTGTTCCAGCGCTTCGTCCCCCATGGGACCGATAGGCAGATGAACCTCACCCATGGATGCCTTGGCTTGGATTGGCTGGGCTTTGGTGGGCTTGTCGCCACCTGCCGTCGATATCTCTTCGATCCGGCAGGGCGTGCGGTGCTTGCGCATGGCCGCGACAACGAAAGGCTTGGCCGATTTCCAGTTGTTGTCGTCTTCCGGAAACCAGCACAGCGGCTTCCATTTCTTGATCAAGGGCAGAACGCCCTCGTCCGAAAGCGTCTGCTCTCCCGTGTTGGGGTCGAGCTTGACCCCCATGAACTTGTCGATCGTGCTCTTGACCTTGTAGCCGTCGAGCATCCAGACGTGCTGGTTCGGATCGAGTCCCCAGACGCGCGCAGTGTTGAAATCGCTGTCCTCTTTGCCGCCGGGGGCGTGGTCGGTCGTGATGTAGATGTTCAGGTTCTTCGGCGTCTCGGCCTGCGTGAACCTGTGGAACCATTCTACCTTGAAGAACGTGCCTTCATCGGCGGACGGCTTTTGCTGGTAGAGGCTTGTCCAGGTGCGCGTGTTGCGCTTGAACGGCTCCCAGTGCTGAAGGCTGAACCATTCGGGCCAGAGTGTTTCACCCACCTTGCGGCCCAAGGGATCGTCCACCCGATCGGCTATCGCTGGCAGGCACACCACATGCCAGACGCGGCCGTCACGACCGTCGAATACCCCGGACTCTCCACTCCAGTCTTTCGGCAGAATGCGGCCGGCCGGATCATCGGCGTGCCATCTGGTCAAAATCATAATCTGCGGCGCCCCCGGGATCAGGCGCGAGCAGAAGTCATCGATATAGGCATCCCAGGTCTTGTCCCGGATCGTCTCGCTCTCGGCCGCCTCGCGCCCCCTGATCGGGTCGTCGATAATGCCGAGTGCGGCCCGGTTGCCGGTGAGGCCGGAGAGAAGGCCACCCCCCATGAATTCGGAGTCGTTGTCCAGCGCCCATTCATCTGCGGCGCTCTGATCCCCCTTGAGCCTGACGTCCATCAGGTTCGTGAAGGACTTGGACCGGATTAACTGCCGTGCGCGCCGCCCCTGCTTGCGCGTGATGTCGCTGGCATAGGAGGCGAGAATGACATTCCGCCGCGGGCGCCTGGCCATAAACCAGGGCACGAAGATGACGTCCGCGTAGGTCGATTTCGCACTCCCAGGCGGAAGCAGAAACATGACATTCGGGACCGAGCCGTCCTCGATGCCCTGCAACTTGGCCATCATCAGCGCGTGATGGGCTGCCACCTTGGTCTGGCGCATGACCGAAAACCGGTCTTCGTCGTCGCTATCCGAGATGGGAACGGTCGGAATGTCGATCATGCAGGAGAATTCCTGCAAGGATCGCCGCGCCAGTTCCCGCCTGGCAGCCAAGACATCGGCCGGGGTAAAGATCGTCATTCGACCTTGATGGCGGCCAGGGCCTTCAGCTGTTCGTCCGAAAGGCCGGAAATGTCCAGTTTCGAGCTCGTTTGGATCGGGCCGCCGTCAGGACCACTGTGTTCATTCTGTACGCGGTCGCGCCACAGATCCGGCCTGCGGTTCTTCAGCCAGAAGATGGCGGCTGTGGTATCGGGAGGAACCTGCTCAACATATTCCGCGTAAACAGGCTCTTTTGCTCCTGCCGGCATGAATATCTTGACCGCCTCGTGCCGATAGCCCACCGCGCGATGAAAGAGGCTGCGTTCCACCCGCTCGTCGGCCGGCGCTTTTCCGGCCCTTAGGGCCTGACAGAATTCCTCGAACTGGGTTTGCCATCGATAGATGGTTCGCGTTGAGGTTTCGAAGAAATCGGCCAGATCATCATCGGTGGCCCCAAGGGCACACAGCTTTTCGGCCTGGACCGCAAACTCAGGCCTGTAGCTTGTCGGCCGGCCTTTGCCGCGCTTTGCCCGCCCCTCGGTGCTTTCTGACGCGGGCGAGCCCTTTGGCCTTTCGGGCGTCGAGTTCGGTTTGGAGGGCTTGGGCACGGGCTTTCCAATAGGCGACGGTTTCTTCGGGCTTTGGCTTGACTTGGGATGGCACCGGCTTTGCGGAGATCTTTGACGCGGGACATGGCTCTGTTGACCAATGTGCGGTCCCGCAAGGCAAGTGCGTAGGAGGCTTCACCATGTAACGTTACATGCCGCGGCGAGGCGTGGCCGCGTTCATGACTTGGCCGGCATAGCCTCCATTGGCTTCCTGGAGCTTGGCATGGGCGCGAGCTCGGATATGGGCGGCCTCTTCGGCGGTGATATGGCCAGCGGCTTCGGCTCGGCCGACAAGGCGCAGGGCCGCTGAGGCGTGCGCAGCGTTCTCAATGGGAAATGAGCGGCCCGGTCCCGCAAATGCCTGCGTCGGGAGCGCATTGCGTGCCTTGGCGGTGAGTTCTGCCATGCGATTTCTCTCGGGAAATAAAAGGCCCTGCCGTTTAGCCGGGGGGCATGGATCGGCAGGGCCAAGATGCGCCGTCGAGGGTGTCGCGGCGCGGGCGCCTGGGGAGGCGCGGGGAATGCGGGAAGAGGGCGATATTTAGTGGTGTTTAGGCCACGGGCTAAATGTGGCCTGCACCACGGCTGCCGACGAGGCTCAAGCGAACTGCCGAGCCCCAAATCAGCGAAAGCGCAATAGGAATGCGGCTAAATCTTGAATCCGTCAAGGGGAACGAAATTCAGCTCGCGCGTTTTGCTTTACGTGGTGTCAAAGGCCCAAGTCTTCTTCCAGTTCGTTAATCCATTCGCCGATCTGCGCCCATTTCGATCTTAGGGCTTCGAGAAGCGCCAATTTCGTTTCGCTCGTATGACCGCGCTGGGATTTTCCCATGTTGAATACTGTCTGACGCGAGACCCCCCACAATTTTGCCAGGATCGAAGTCCACCGGGCGCCGAATGTCCCACAAGCTATTTCTTCCAGCTTGGTCCCGGGCATGATCATGGGCGGCCGACCCAAGCGTAAAAACGGATGAGCGCCCAAACCTTAACGAGCCGGAACAGCGATGTCCGGGCCAAGATGATGCGCATGACGTCTTGGATTTGCTCTTTGCTGAAATCCTCCGATACAGCGCCGCCTAAGGCCTGTATGGCAGTAGCCAGCGCCCTTAGGCAGTCTGGCGACATGGTAATGGTGATCGGGCTGCCGATAAGCGCCTGTGTTTTCAGGGGCCGTTCAAGGATTTGGGCGAGATGTTCGGCTTCGTACATCATAGAAACGGCGCTCGCTCGGCCCAAGGGCCGTAAAAGTGCGGCAGTGGGTCTTCCAGCATGAGGCCGAAATTGCGATTAAGGATTTTCTGGGCGCGCCTGAGATGCGCCACAGAGATGACAGAAGGAATGATCGCATAGTCGATACCGGCCTCATTCCATGCCAACTCTGGCCCTTGGAGCGCCTTCACCGGCATAAGGCTGCTTGCCCGCACAATCGCCGGGGAACAGGCGATAAAGCCAGAAAGACCTGTCAGGAATCCGCGGCGACTGGTCATGGACCGCCCCTTGCGCCGCGAACATGGCATTTCAGCATAACAGATTGTGGAGACACCGTATAAGCGCACCCGGCCACAGAAATTCCTGGGCGATACGGCGGTTTAGATGCCTCAATTCCAATCGCGCAGACTAAGAGTGCCACCATAAGCCAAGCCGGAAGTTCTATTGCTCGCCAATCCATTATCTATTCCCTATTTCGGCAGGTTTTTGGGGCAGCCTGGCGCCGTCGGATCACTGCCATAATCGTGCGGGCCGTACACAATGCATCCTGGTGGGTCTTCGGAACCGAGCGCAAAAAATCTTTTGACGGGGGCCAGGATATCTCGCTCTGCATTGTGGTAGCCGAGGCCGTAGCTGCCCATGCAAAGCGCAACACAAAACAAAGCTAGAAGGGCCAATTTCACGGCAGTCCCCACATGATCTCCTTATCGCCAGTTCACGTCTTTGAGGGGCGCTTTGGCGCATTTGGGTTGCATGGCTTGGTCCAGAACCAGCACATAGCCCGCTTCACAGGTCGCGCGGCGCGACTCCAGCACCGGACATGGCGGCTCATTAAAGCCGCCGCACCCCATGAGAACCGAAGACCCAGCCGCAAAAATAAGACTAAGCATGAGACGCTCCCTCTCAGTAATCGTGTTTGGTAATGGGAAGGCCCAGCGCATGCATCGCGGGCCAGAGCTTCGCCAGTGCGTCGTCCGGCGTGGCGGCGCTGATGATTACGCCGCGTGCATCGCCGCGCCCGCCGATGCACAGGCCGCCATCCTCGCGCCGGTATAGGTCGATGACGATGTGTTGGTCTTGAGCTTGCTTCACGCCTTCCATTTTCGGCTCCAAATCTGTAACTCGGTGGCCGTCTCTCCGGCCTGTCACCCACTCCCGGTAGGGTTATCCGCCGGCTTCAATTACCGCCCGCTGCTGGAAGCCAGAATAAGCAGCGGGGGTTTCGGCAAACGGCTCGATTTCTGTTAGTGGTTGGTCTGACAGTCGGGCTTGCCGCAGTCTGGGCACTCCTGCTCTTCGGCCAAAATTGCAGCCCTCATCTCATCACAGACATGGTGGTGGAATTTGCCGCAGTGTGCGCAAGAGCCGGGTGGGAACCCCGTGGTAGACTGCGCGGCCTCCATTTTTAAATCCCGGGCCATCTGGCGCACACAGTCCTCCAGCATATCGACGCTGAATGATGTTACGGACGGGCAGTCGCCATCCCGTTCCCGCTGAAAGCAGTTGGCAACGATTTCACGTACGAGTGCTGCGTGCATGGGTAGCTCCTTGGATAGGGATGATCGTTACCTTGAGACTGGGGTTATCCCGGTGCCATTCGGTCTTTTGCATTTCCGCGTCCCAGCGCGAAAACCGGATGCACGAGCGGCCATCTTCGGCCCTGACCTCAAATTCCTTGATCCTGTGCATCTTGCGGCTCATCCCGTCCTCCATCTGAGGGAATAGATGTTATCACCTATCTGGCTTGCGTCAATAGGTGTTATCATGTATTTTTGAATGATGGGCAGAAAACAGGTCAATGCCGATACGACCATAATTCGGCTTCCAGAGGGCTTTTTGGAGCGCATAGACGCCAGCCTTGAACCAAAAGAGCCCCGCGCGGCTTTCTTCCGGGAAGCCGTTGAGCGAGAGCTAAAGAGGCGTGAGCGTAAAGCTGACAGCGACCACCACCGGCGCGGCCGGTGACATGAACAGGGGCACGCGCCATCGTTAAACTTGGCGTGTTTGCAGACAGCGCGGTTTCGCTCGTCGCAATTCCCGTTCGCATAGTCGCCGCTACAGATCGCCATAAATCGCTCCCTATCGATTATCCTGCCGCGCGAGATACGCGACGAAATGAAAAAGCAAAATCGTTGCAGCAATAGCGGAAATTAAAACCGCCGAAGCTATCCGCTGTGTTGTGCGAAATGCCCTTATGATGAGATTCATGCACCTTTCAGAAGCGGCACACCCGTGATACAGGCCGACGCTGCAGGAAGATGCTTTCTGCAAAATCATGCGGCCCTCTTCGCGTCGTGTTCGATTTTTTTGAGGTCACATTCCGGGAGCGTGATTTTCTGATTGCCGCAAAAAATGACAGCGGTTCCGCGCACGCACTCTTTCAGCCGTCCTTCAAGCCCGTAGCCGACACGGCCTCGGTCCCCAATGATTACGACGTGATCGCCGGGAACTAGATCGTCACGGGGCTCTGGCGCCTTTGTAGCCAATGCTTCCAGAGCTTCAGCGATCTGAAGATCTTCTATCATGTGCATGTAGGCAGGGCGTAAAATATGCGGCCGGAAATCCTCGTTGGTCCAAGTGCCAACAACAGCTTGCCCCCGATTGGAATCGTCCATTCCGCGGGTGTGATTGATAGGCGCGATTTCCCCTGCTTCGATATCGGCTTCGATCAGGATGTACCGCGAGCCAAACCGGAGGCCCATCCGGGCCTTTTCGAACAGAGGGTGTGATGGGTGCCTGTAGAACAACGGCAGCCGCGTCCTATACCCCTGCTGCTTCAGGTTTAACCGCGCCACGTTCAGATGTTGATGACGGGTAAGCCCAACGATCCATGATTTTGCCATGACTATGCTTGCTCTTTTGTCCTGCTGATGGTGCGGAGACGCGTCATGCGGCCTCTTTTCCGTCGTCGAGAATGTGCGGGGGGCATTTGCAGCCGGGCTCGCCGGGCTTTGGACCCCACTTTGGGGACCAGAGCTCGCGCTCTCGAAAGACTCGCATGCGATCACGCCAGCCGCGTTCATCCGTGTTTTCGAACGGTGCCACAATCGACAACTGCGGTTGGCCCTCGTCCGACCAGTGCTCGCCGTTCAGCCATGTCGCCGGCAGCATGGTGTATTTTGGATCCTGTCCGCTCCGCAGTGCCCGGTATCTTTCGGCCGCTTGGAGCAGTGTGGACGCCGAAGTCTTTTTCAGCGCCGATCGGTAAGCCTTGAGCGCATGACCGCGCCCCTCGTGGCGAGGAAATGCCGTGTACCAAGCTTCGAATCCATCATCATCCCCCTTGGGGGATTTAGGGGGTTCTGGTTCATGGCTTCTGGCTTCTGGCTTCTGGGCTTTATCCGGTGGGTTAACCCCACCATTATCCTTGGGCTTAAGGTTTGGGTTACCCCCTCCCTTCCCATTCTCGCGGTCATTTTCTGCTTTGGCCTTATCCCTCAACATGCGTCGGCTGAAGATCACACCCGCAGGCATGTCGGCAGGTATCAACGCAGCGATATCTGGCTCAAGATCGACGTCTCCGGTGCGGCTGAAAACACGCTTCTCTGCAAGTTCGGTCAGAAGTCTCGTCACCTCGCGTAGGGCTCCGCCAAGCAAACCAACCAGGTCTGTTGGTCCAAGCGCCTGGCCCTCCATGATTAGAAATCCAAAACGATCGCATTCGCCTCCCATAAGTGAAAGCATGTCAGCCCAGAGACCGCGGGCCGCATATCCGCAGCGGCGAAGGCGCGCATCCTTGCGCCAATCCCCCCAATACCATTTCGCCCAAGGTTGGCGCTTCTCAGCCATTGCGCGGCGCCCCATCACGGATAGCGCTGGCCCGCATGTCACAAAAGATGCTAAGCGCATCTTCCTCGCCATTACGGTTCTTAAGCACCAGCAAATCGAGCTGGTTTTTCACGCTCTCAAATTCGGCTTCCCAAGCCCCCCAGCCGGGATCCATTTGACCCAGCGCCGGCTTTTTCTTCCCCACGTAATAGGCCGGCCGGAATAGCCCAATTACCGCATCAGCATCCTGCTCAATTGCACCGGATTCCCGCAGATCAGAGAGACCTGGTCGCTTATCATCCTTGCTTTCGACACCGCGGTTGAGCTGGGCGCCGACCACCACTGGCCATTTGAGGCGCATGGCCAGGGCCTTGGCGGCGCCGGAAATCTCCGTGACCTCCTGCACCCGGTTGCCGCGATAGCGGTCGCTGGCATTAACTTTTTGCAGGTAGT